AGCGGGACATCATCGCCAGCCTTTATACTCATTATCGTGCTGAATATATCTACCCTGACGTGCTTGATTATTTGTGGTCAAAGAGAGCTTCGCATCAGAACAATGAACTTCTGATGGCGTGGCTCGCTGGCGAAGGAGCCCGACAATTTCCACAGCATAATCTTGGCATGATGCATACCACCGTCAAGGCTGCCTACCAACTTATCATTGCCCATCGGCGAGGTGAACAACTCGCATATACTGATTGGGGCAATCGAAAGTTCGGAGCGGTAGCCTTGTGGTGAGCAGGGCAAGTCGTCACTGGGTTGCTCCCACTGGAGCCACACAAAGCGTACCCCGTGACTAGTACTGATGACACACTGTTTGTCAATAATAATCGCTTTGTATGTCAGGGTCGTTCACCATATTGGGACGACGGCCTGATAGATTTTAAGACTCCCCGTGATCCGTGGTATCACGGGACCTATCGATTTAGATATAGTGGATTTGCACACTCCGCTATGCTATACGCAGTCGATTGCCCGGGTCTTGAGCATGGATTTAAACGGCTCACGTGCGTTAGAGAGCCGAGTAGGCCTGGTTACCACGAAGAGTTGATTGGGAATCAATTTCTTGCCAGGTATTACCTTCGCCATGACTTACCAAGGTGGACAAACCATCTACAACGCACCTTGCGTGAGATTCTAAGTGGTGTGGATGACCCAATAGAAGATTATAACCGATGGTTGGAGAAACAACCAAAGAAGGTTCTTAAGATGAACGCCGATAGAGACCTCCAGTACACTGGTGGAAATTTCCATCCGACCAGGGTATCCGAGGTGGAGGTCAAATTGAAGCCGGAAGAGTTTTTGGCGCGTGGCAAAAGAATGCGCGTCATTGGTGATCTCACCACTCCAGGCAGTACGGTGTTGGGTTATTATATGGACTATGTGAAACAAGCATTTGAAAAACAGTATATACATCATGGCGGGCGAAGTATGTTTATAAAGACGCCCGACCTCGAGAAGCTCCGTGGAGTATTTGAGGATCTCATTGATCCAAAGTACAACGTTGAGTTTAGATACTTCTCGGATGATTCATGTGTCTCCGTAAAATGTTCAGACGGTATAATGTTCGGAAATATGGACATTAAAGCTGCTGACGGGAGCAATTATGCTCCTGTTTTTAACATTTTAGAGGAGGCCATGGACGTTGATAGTAGATACCAAGATCATGTGCATGGGGCTTTTGACCAACTTTGGTTGCCCATCAAAGTCCGAAATCCTGTTATTAGGAAGGGTCTGAAGCGTGAGTCCGTTAGGCTGACTCCGACTCAACAGACCCTCTATTCAGGATCCACATTGACAACCACAACGAATAACATGGCTAATACCTTGATATTCCTCGCGTTTATGAAAGTGTACTCCCCAAGGTATACGAAGAAGAGAAATCAGCGGTTGCTGGAACTGGCCGCTGAAAAGATGG